ACTTTTAACTGGCGTGCTTCTTCATGTATGGCACCTCCCTGTCCCAGGATGCTGGCGGCTTTTTTGGCGTCGATAACAATTTCTTTACCGTTCTTCATGAACCGGAACTTGGCGTTGGGATTAGTCTCCGCAAATTCAATAAAGTCAATTAACTCTTCGCTGGCTGCGTCTGGGTCGCTTACAGACTCTGTCTGGGCGGTGTCCTCTTCAGTGCCGGCATCATCCGATCCATAGTCGGTTTCATCTTCGGAACCTTCAGGTTCCACAGGGCTTGTGGCTTCTGCCTCACTCTCCACATTACCTGTTGCAACAGCTTCGGTAGCAGGTGTCTGGTTACGCATTGCGGCCATTTTCTGTGCTATTGAATCCAAAGAGATTGTTGCGCTTGCGTCATTGGCCGTGCCCTCGGGGGCATTAGGCGTGATCGTTGTCATCATATGTTTTCCTAATTGTTGACAGGGCCTAATAGGTTACCCATCGTGCTTTATTTAGTCGCTGTGTTTAAAACCCAGTGTTTTGGGCATCTGGTTGCGACTCATGTGCATTGATTCGATTACGCTGATACACAGCCCTGCGCAGACTTGTGACAAATTGGTCAATACCTGTCAGTTGATGTGCAATGGCAATGCGTTGCTGGTTGTCTACATCTGTGTGTCCAGTCACGCCCACCAGCATGTCTGCCAATTCAAACTTGTAGTGATGCACAAACATAGCCAGTTCTCGATTTTTAATCAGGGCTTCTGCTTGTGAACCATAGTGCTTGACCTGATCACGCTGGCTGGGTGTTAACTTCTTTAAATTTGAAGTGTCTACCGTGAGTCTTGTGTTGAAACTCTCTACTGTTTCTGTTTCTATCATATCATTTCCTTGCTAAAAAAGTCACACGCTTATAGTTAACTGTATACCTTGGGCGTGCCTGCAGCCATTGCCATGTAATCCAGTTGCGATTCTGCATCTTCTCCAGTCATCTCGGCCCGGATCTGTTCAGTCTTGGCTTCAGAAAGTCCTGCATCTGCCAGGCGCTTTTTGTCTTCTGCACTAGGTTCGCGTGATTTGGCAGCCTCTTGACCTTGAGAGATCATTTGTGCAACTTCTTGATCACTTGGCAAGTAACTGTTGGCTTCTTTAACACCCAGCACATACAAGGTGTCCGCAAAAGGCTTCTTGATCTTCACATAGATCTCGGGTGTGAGTGTGCCTGACTGTGCCATGCCCTGAACCATGGTGTACAGATCAGTTTGGCATTTCTGTATAATCTGCAGGCGACCCAGCGCATTCTCTTGGCTCATCATGCCCAGGGCCAATTCCATATGGATCTGTTTGCGATCACAGAAGTTCATGTCATCCCAGGCTTGATAGTCCAGGAACACAGGCTTCTTGTCTGGGTGGTACTTGGCAGCCAATTTCTTCACACCGTAGTCATCACCGTACTGGATTAGAGTACGCCACACCAACCATATGGCTTCTTTCAAACCGTCGGCTGCATTGCGCACTGTGTTGTCCTGAATAATTTGATTTGGCGTGAGAGCCATTTGCAGTTTGATGCCAGAGTTGCCAGGAGCCATAACTTCGGGATTGAATACATCTTGTGGTGTGGTCATACCCACCATGGCCATGGTGTCCTGTTGAATACGGTTCATGGCCACTTCCAAGAACTGCAGGTTGCCTGAAGGAGGAGGCAGCTGATAGATGTCCTTGGTGGGATCAAACTTGGCATCAAGAATAAAGATTGCACTCTCACCATCCTGCAACATTTCAAAGTCCAGGCGGTCTGGCTTGACACCAATACGCGGAGTTGCTGTGAGCAAGCCCAGCTGTATTTCTGCACGAGCGGCTGAAGTATTATACTCCTGCATGGGGATTACTGATTCAGCAATGCTCATGCCATAGAAGTTGCCAGGCAAGGGTTTGGGACACATGTTGGCCACAGGGATAAACTCTACTTCTCTAGCTGAGATAATGTATGTGCCTGAATAGATCAGTTCCACCAGTTCTAGTTCACCATCTCCATCAATGTCGTATCTGTTCCACACTGTCACAATTGACACCTGGCGGCTATAAGGATCTGCACCTGCTGAACTGTTCACAGGAATACCCATTACAGGCACTGAATCTCTAGCATGAATGGCCAAGTTGTTCAGTACTGAGCCTGCTTGGTAAGCGCCATTCATGTTGTATTCAGCATGACGACTGAACTCGTCCAGGTCAATGTCTGGATACAGTTCAGTGGCTTCTTGAATGGTCATGGGGTCATAGTAACCACAGAAGGGTTGGTCACGCATTTCACTCACTGTGGGATCACAGATCCAGTAGTGCTGTGCAATGGGACGGAACTTCACACGCAGGTTATAGCCTGTGAGTTTGTACTTGGCAGTGTAGATGGTGTTGCGGTTAATGGCATCTGTCAAGATGTCTTGTTGACCTTCTGCTGAGGCAGCCTGCATCTCTTGCATCTGAGCCATCATGTCCTCTGGTGTCTGGTCTTCACCCAGCAGTTCAATCTGAGCATCAATCATGCCCTGCACTTGTTCTTGTTGTTGGTCGCCCAGTAGGCTTTGCACTTCGGCCATCACAGCCTCCATGTTAACTCCGGTGCGTCGTCTGCTTTGGCGCAGGGCTGTGAGGCTTGATTCTGCTGCCTGTTGTTCAAATGCACGAAGTTCATCTGCTGTGCCTTCTGTTGTGACATAACGGGTAATGGGTTCACGAATAGGCATCACCATCAACATACCGTTTTTGTGCATGTTGGCATCCATGATCCAGCGTTCGAGTATAAAGTGTGGATCATTCTGTTCGTTTATGACTTCACTTGCCATGTTGGTGGCCTGGCGAGCAGCCTGTTCATCACTCTCACCATCTGCAATGTATTCAAAGTTGACTTCACCATTGGGTATGAGTCCTTTGGAGATTACTGCGGTAGCGTAATCCACTACTGGTTTCACACTGGGGTGAATATAATCTATGCCGTTTACGGGTGCTGTTGAATCAGTCACTGCAAGACACAGGTAATGGTAATCACTGGCTCTGTTGATGGCGTTCTTGGTGCCTAGGTAGCGTAGATAGCTAGCCATCTTTACATCCATTAGATTCTTCATACGCACAAAGTTGGCGTTGATTTTCTTGTTTTGGTTAATGTCATTAACCGGAATATTTTTTATGTCCAGCACGGTGGTTTTCCTTGTGTGTTGTGTTATTTAGCGGGTGGGGTTATAACCCAGGTCAATGCAGTATGATCTTGGGACGGTTTACTTCTGTCAAGTGGCAGGCTTGACACACCACAGGTTCTTCATCTGGGGGCAGTTCGTATATTTCAAACGGCACATCAGCTGAGGTCAGCGTGTGTTGCATGGCCATCATATGTGCCTCGCACAACAAGGTTGCACCCTGATTGTCTACCACTGCTATGTGTGTGGCTCTGGGAACTTCATTCCAGGCTTGACCATATTCATCTATGGTTTTCATATCATTCTCTGGTGTATAAAGGCAGCGTAATCTGAATCTATTTCAGTTCCAATGGCTTCGCAACCAAACTCTTTCGCAGCCACCCATAAGGTAGTTCCTGTGCCAGCAAAGGGATCATACACCCTGTGACTGTTACTGGCCCCAGCCACACGCAAGCAGTGACGCACAAGTTCTCGGGGGAATATGGCAGGATGCTTTTTGTCTCCTTTGAGTTCTTGACTGCGTTTTTTGCTGCCCAGGGTTTCATACTTGATAAACCAGTTGTTCACAGTAGGGCGCCAGCCACGCCCTGTCCTTAGAGCATTTTTTTCGGGGGTTCCTGTAGGTTGATATGGAACTGAACTTGCTTCAATATCAATCGGAGTATCACCTTTTTTGGTAAAGTGGAACACATGTTCCCATCCTGTTTGTAAATATCGTTGGCTACTTGTGGGGGTTGAATGACCCCTTACATACCCATCTATTTCAATGCTTTTGCTCCAGATGATTGAGTTCTGAATCGTCCAGGGTACTGTGTCAGCCACTCTAAATGCTGATAGTAGATCATTGCGTGTGGGAGCAATGTTCAAGAACAAGTGTCCTGTGGGTCGTAGTATTCTACAGGCTTCAGTCCATATTTGTTGCTGCCAATCAAGATACTGCTGGGCAGTCATCTTGTCGCCATAGGTGTTGTAGTTCAGACCAATGTTGTAGGGTGGGCTTGACACAACAATGTCTATGCTGGCATCAGGTTGTGTGGCCATCCAGGTCAAGCAGTCTTGTTGATGTAGTTGATATGTCATATCATTCTCTGGTGTATAAGTTGGCAATAACTAGGATCTATTTCAGTGCCTATTGAGTCAAAACCCAATTGCTTGGCAGCCCATAATGTTGTGCCTGCTCCAGCAAAAGGATCATAGATCTTACTGTGATGATCAGCCCAGGTGGTCAGTTGGTCCAGGGCCATTTGTTCTGGCATGAGTGCAGGATGGCTTGACATGTCTGAATCCTTTGTGGTGTGACCACCGCCTATGGTATATTCAAACACATTGCGTAATTTGGTCCGAGCATTGCGTGGAGTTTTTTTGTAGGCAACAGTTCCATCTGTGCCACGGTATTTCATCATGGCTTCGCCTGAATATTTGGCATCAACCAGGATGGGGTTGAACACACCGGGTGTGCCATTGCTGAACACAAACAAGTATTCCCAGGCCTGGTGATATCGTCGGGTAATCCGATTGGTTGGCATGGGATTGCGTTTGACATAGATCATGGTATCATGCAGTCTCAACCCCAGGCTCATAAAATGCAGGGCTTGTCGCATACTGGTACCAGATTCTGAACCAGCCAGGGTAGCATCAGCAACATTCCACACAATGACTCCACCTGGTGCTAACAATCTTGTGAGTTCTTTTGCTGTGTTTTCAAAGTCAAATGTGTAGCCATTGTATTTGCGAATGTTGTCATACGGTGGACTTGTGAGAACACAGTCAATACTGTGATCGGGCTGTGTTCTCATCCACTCCACACAGTCTTGCTGGTGCAGGTGGTAAGTCATTGTGCTGAGTAGGCCTTCTTCCAGGCTGGTTTGTTGCTGTCATCTCGACGCACATAACGGTCACGCTGTGCGGCCATGCGTTGTTGTGGGCTCTTGTTGTCCCAGGGTTCACAGATGCCTTGCAAGCAGGCCAGGAGTGCGTATCTGCAGGAGTCAATGCAGTCATCTGGGTCACTGAATCTACCTTGAGTGTCCACATAGTAGTTGGAGGCTTCTCTCAAGAAGTCCACACAGTTATCGTTCACCTGTAGACTGCCCACTTCCAACATCTGTCGCATCTGGTTGATACCATAACTCTTGTGGTTGGTCACACGACCTTGTGGGTCTGGTGGATTCATAATGGCGCCGTCTACAACATTGAGTTCGTATTGCTGGAAGAGTTCTCGGATGCTTGTGCTTGACATGGTGTAGCGTCCAGGTGTGGATGCATCAGCAGGTAAAACAATTGGAGTGCCATAAACTTCTGGTCTCAATAGGTGACTGATATACTGTGTGGGAATCGCTTCCTCAACTCCTTGAACCACAATCTGTCTGTGCAACCAGGCCGTGCGTTCATACGGATCCCAGTACATCAGACTGATAACTGTTTTGTCATTCACAAGACCCAGGTCCAGAGCAATCACTCGCTGTATGTTGGGCATGTCCAAGAAGTTGATTGATCCTGACTTGTATGTTGGCCAGTCACGTAGTTGAAACACAGCACCCTTGCCCATGATGGGTCGTCCTTGCATACGAGCATCGCGTTCATGCGGAAGATAGTCTCGCTCCAGTTGACGGCGGGTGGTGTTCAGTAAGAAGGGTTCGCCCCATAAGTCATATTCAGGCACATCATCCCAACTCACACGAATGTAATCATAACCTTCTTCACGATTCCAAAACTTTGACACCAGGCCATTGAGACCTTTGAGTGGTGTGAAACTACACAGGATCATGCCCTGTGTGGTGGCAGTGCGTGTGACTATTTCACTGAAGAAGTCATCCGGTGGTTGTTCATCAAACACAGCCAGGTCCAATTTAAAACCCTGTAGTTGACGCACTTCTTGTGTGTAGTTGGCAAACAACAGATAACTCTTGCCACCTGATACATGCTTGATCTCAATGCCAATGGCGTTGGCACCATCGCCGCGCATGGTGTCCTGTATGATACAATCTCTGGGAATGGCTCCTGTGCCTAGTGCATCTCGTAATTTGATATCTGGTGAGCCCAGCAGTTCTTGTTGTAGTACCAGGGCCACCTGGCTCCAACCTTCACCAGCCACCATACAAGTAATGGGTTTCACAAACCTGTGTCCCTCCCACCAATCAGGATACTGACCAGTCAAGTGCATGGCAGTCTCATAACAGGTGCTTACTGTTTTACCAATACGATTGGCTGCCAGAATGCCTCTACGATCACTCCGAGTAACAAAGAAGTTTTTTTGGTGTTCAAATGGTCTGAAGTATCGCAACTGGTTGTACTGCATGTCATCCGCTGTGGCAATGGCCAAGTCTCTAAAGTGTTCTTGTGTGAGGCTGTCAAACTGTTTTAGATTGTCTGGAGACAGATTGTGCTGATCACAAACTGACCGCACTGCTCTACGCATGAGCACGCCTGGGTCCAGCATCAGTCGGCTCGTTCAATGGGCCAATGCTGACGCACCTCTTCCAGGTTGCGTAGAGCCAGGCAAAGACTCATGATGTCTTCGGGTGTGCCCAACCAGGTGTCTGGGTGTGTGAGTTCCACACCTGCAGGCTTGCTTAGGATGTGTTGTAGGCGTTCCATCACCAGTCGCATGGTGTGTTCCAGTTGTCCAGGCATGCGTTGCACAAATGCTTCACGATTGGCTGCATTGACCTTTTGTAAGATCTTGGTTTCATCTGCTCTGCGTGACTCCACTGCATTGTGAATCATACCATCACGCAAGGTGTGGTCGGTGGTCATTTGTCAAGATCCCAAGGGTTGGCGGCTGCTCGTTGATCCAGGCTGATAAAGTCACGATCAATATAACGCAACCACTGGTTGGTGGTGTTGTACTTCATGCTCTGCATCATGGCCTTGAGTCTGCGGCCCACTGGAGTCATTGAACCATCTTCACGCTGTACGATTTGTTCACCTGTGCGGGGGTCTGTCCACTTGATGATCTCTGGTCTCATACGACCAAACTTGTCAATCTTTTCGCCGAATGGCTTGGGTTCAATAGGTCCCAGCACTTCATAGGTGATGCAACCGTTCTTGTACTTGCGGAATGTGCAGTGCATTTTTACACCTCTAGCATGATACTCTGGATCTGAATGTGGCACAAAGGCTGTGAAGAATTCATTCTGCACTTGATCAAGTGGTGGTATGTCAGTGCTTCTTGGTGGCAAGGTCTTGTGTGGCTCTTCAGGCACAAGGTCTGCTTTGTCCAGGTAAGGATTACCGTCACCAATATATTTAGGTTCCACAGGTTCACCGTTGAGCACATCCATGGCCACTTGGTACTTGAGTTTGTTGGCACGACCTTTAAGGCTCAGCACAACGCCGGTCTGATCAAACACAAAGCGTTCTAGATCAGTGGCAGTGGGAAAGTCTGTCTGCAGGCCGTCAATGTCGTAGTCAGGTGAGTTGCTGACAACTTCAACTATGTCTGCACCAGACTTGAGTGAGTGTTCAACTGCCTGTGACAGGGCTTGACTTTTGCTAGTGCCAGCAGGCACAGCAATCTTTTCTTTTTTGGTGGGGGTTTCTTTTGGGACATCGTCCCAGATGTTTGCCTCGGGGGAGGGAGTGGCTTTGTTCATAACATATCCTTTCTAAACAAATCAAAAACTTGAGCACACCCAGTGTGCCCAAGTGGGG